GGTTCATATTTGATATGCAAGAAAGGCGAAAAAATGAAACAGATCGTAAATAATGATGGATACCTGAGATCAGCGTTAATGGACGTAGCTAACCAGCTTTTAAATATTTGCAATGAAACAGGAACCACGAATATTCAGTTACTAATATCTTCTTGGGATGATAATAAAGGCATTACGCTTTTGGCAAAAGCAGGAGACAAACCGATTCTTTCAGTAAAGATGGACACTGCCTATGAAAAAGAATAACCCTCAGGGCGAATCAATCAGAATCCGTCTCACGTACCAGCTAGAACAAAAACTCATAGCCGAGAAGAACCGAACCGGCAAAAGTGTATCGCAGATCACCAGAGAAGCATTGGAACAATATTTCCGAAAGAGATAGGAAAAACGCCGACTCAATTTTTCTCAAAAAAATAAAAAAGAGGTTTTTATATGTCAGAAGAATACAGTGAACGCTTTGATGAACTTCGTAAGAATCGAGTCGAGGTAAGCTATCATAAATACGGTCCTGCCAGGAAGAATTTTAAAACCGGGAACGTGCAGGCGCTTCAGTCCATGGAACGGTGTATTGAGAAATATAATTCTACCGGAAACACAGAATATCTCGTGGATGCAGCAAATTACCTCATGTTCGAGTTTATGTACCCACAGCATCCTAAAGCACACTTCAAAGCTACAGACAGCAAAGATAGCGCCGGGATAGTCGGGATTAGCGTAAAGGAAATGGAGGACTTGAAGAATGAGCGATTTTAGTGCACCAAAAGTAAAAATCATAAATTCAGAAGGCTCCGGTTGGATGGGAACGCAATGTTTTATTGATGAAAAAAAGATCCCAAGAGTAAAATCGGTTGACTTCCATGTTACTGTCGATGAAGTTCCGACATTTGAGTTTGAAATGTTAGGTCTGCCGGATATAGAAATGGTTGGAGATATCCGATTTCGATTCATACCAGAATCCGTGACCGACGCAGTAGCCATTTTAAGACACGAATTTCTTACATATGGAGAAGTTTACAATGGTTTCAAAGCAAGCCTTAAAACAGCAATTGAGAAGTACTGTACATGCGGCCTGCCATTCGAGCCAGAAGAAGAAACCGCCGGTAAGATTCTTGATTTTATGATCGGAGAGGAACAGAAAGAATGATTCTTGCAAAATTTGTAGCAGCCATGTTAGATATTGCATTTTTCACATTGGTTTTAGCATTTCTTATATCACAGGACGAAACCGAAAAGAAAGGCAATCCAATAGCGACGGCAGTATTTATATTAATGGAAATATGTTTCGCGGTTAATGCAGTTGTGATTTTTATGTTATAAGGAGAACCCAATGTGGTTAGCATTCACAATACAAATTCCCCTGTTCACCATACTGATTGAACGGGTGAAAATACAAGAAAAGCAGAAGCCTGTCGTTCTCAGGTTCGGGAAAGCCTTTGAATCTGACAGGTCGAGGCATCCAGAGTAGCTTAGGTCTGCGTTGGTGAAACGCCGATGAGATTAATTATTTCCCGGATCATCTGTAAAGTAACTGGCGCGGACTTAACAATGTCATGGATGCTTTCTAAAACACCAGAATATATCACTTCCCGGGAGTGTTGTCCCGGGAAAACAATGGGCTATTGCCAAGCGGTAAGGCACAGCACTTTGACTGCTGTATTCGCGGGTTCAAATCCCGCTAGCCCAGTCGGACTATATTGTTTAGCCATGATATAGTTCCCCTCCGAATTGGTGTCATCTATCCCAACGGGGATGATTAAAGGGGCTTCAAATGTCCCGGATGGTATTCTGCATGGCGCAGAACAATCAGACCCTTTGTTACGGCTGTGAGGGTATGAACCGTAACAGTAGAGGAACGTTGCTCTTGAGTTGCCTAATAACGCCTCTACTTAGGACATTTATCTCAGCAGGTCAGAGAACCCGGCTCATAACCGGGCGGTCCTGGGTTCGAGTCCCAGAATGTCCATTTCTCCATCAAATGCCATCTGAGCCGTTATCTTGGATGGAAAAATTTTTACCAGATAATTGAGAATCGAAAGGACTGCGATAACCGGGTGATACGGCGACGAGTTACGCGCTACGACTTCACTTTATCTGGTGGCATTCCGGAGTTTAATGGGTTGACGAATCTAGGAGTTTTAAGGAATGCAGGAGTCCGTACAAGGTTCGCCCTATATCACCTATAGGGCATAAATATCCGAAACAACTCCGTGGGGCTGGCACGGTATAAAACAGCCTAGTGGAAAGCATAACACGATAAACATATTGCTAACCCGGGGCTTCCGGGTTATTCGGAAAGTGCAAGTAACTGGGAACGGCCTGGTCATAGACTAGGTCTTAATGGTTCGAATCCATTCTTTCCGATTTAATCCGCTTAGAGTTAAGCTGTTTGTATACAGACGGTCTATGTTTCTGGTGGATTTACACTATAGCAAAAAAATGTGAAACTCAACTCAGGTATTGTCTGACCGTTATAGGCGGTAAATATGGCGAGGTAGCTCAATTGGTAGAGCAGTAAAAGATTGTAAGTCATGTTCGTGACTTCTACAGCAATTCTTTCCATTACAAGGTACTTGTCGGTGGTTCGAGTCCACCCCTTGCCGTTTATGTGGTGCTTACAGCAACTTTATTGGATATGACTGTTAATCATAAAAAACCAAAAGCATCATGAAGAAAAATATGGGACACTTACAGCAACTCATTCTTAAATAAAATCTTAGGCGTGTATTTTATATTTTGTGTCCTGAAAGGAGAAAAACATGGATTTTGCAAATGCAATGAAAGAAGAAAGTAAGTTTACAAGAACCGAGAATGGCGCAGTTGCGCTGAATACCACAAGTGATGCAAGACTTGATCTATTCGGAACTATTGGTGCATTAAGAGATGCTGATGAGAATAGAATCACTACATTGTTCTCAGAAGCGTATGCGCAGGATAAACTCTTTGCTACGAAGATTGCTTTTTACGCAAGAGATATTCGAGAGGGATTAGGAGAAAGAAAAACTTTCCGAACCATTATTCGTTATATGGCAGAACACCATCCAGAAGCACTCAGACCAAACCTTGATTTGATTGGAGCGTTTGGAAGATACGATGATCTTTATGAATTGATTGGAACACCACTGGAAGATGATATATGGAAAACCATGAAAAATCAGTTCGAGGAAGATCTGAAGAATCTCAATGATGGCAAAGCAATTTCTCTGCTTGCCAAATGGATTAAAACTGCTGACGCAAGTAGTGCAAAGACTAGAAAACTAGGAATCCTGACTGCACAGAAGTTAGGCTATCCAGTTTACAACTTCAAGAGAATTGTTCGCAGCATGAGAAAACAGATAGGTGTTGCCGAAAGCCTCATGTCTGCCGGCAAGTGGAACGAGATTAAATATCCAGAAGTTCCAAGCCGTGCAATGATGATTTATCGTAGAGCCTTTGCAAAACATGATCCTGATGGCTTCAGCGAATTTATCAATAAAGCTGATAAAGAAGAAGTTAAAATCAATGCTTCAACCTTGTATCCATATGACATTGTAGAGAAAATCCTTTATGGAAGAGAAAACAATAAAGTCCTTGAAACGCAATGGAAAGCACTTCCAGATTATATTGAACAGGGAACAAATGCTTTGATTATGGCTGATGTATCCGGTTCAATGTATGGAAGACCAATGGCAACCTCAATCGGATTGGCGATATATTTTGCTGAGAGAAATACAGGTGCATATCATAACTTGTTTATGACATTCTCTGGCGATCCTGAGACTGTTATTTTGAAAGGAAAAACTCTTGAACAGAAGATACGAAATGTAGG